ATCCAGAACTTAATTCAATGCTTGATAAAATGAGAGAGCTTGCAGTAAACGAAAATGCCAAGGAAGCAGATAAGATTGGAATAAACCACTCTACTGCAATTACAACAGTAAAGCCTTCAGGTACAGTTTCTCAATTAACTGGAGTCTCCTCTGGTATTCATCCATGGTATTCAAAGTACTACATTCGCTCTGTTCGTGCAGACAACAAAGATCCGCTAACAGCATTCCTCAAGGACTTTGGTGTACCAAATGAACCAGACGTAATGAAGCCTGACATGACTACAGTATTTTACTTTCCAATCAAGGCTCCAGACAATGCTACCGTTACAAAAGATCTTTCAGCAATTGAGCATCTTGAAGTTTGGAAAGCATACAGAACACATTGGACAGAGCACAATCCATCTGTAACTATCAATGTTGCGGAAGATGAATGGCTAGACGTAGGTGCTTGGGTATTCAAGAATTTTGATTCAATTGGTGGGGTATCGTTCCTCCCATTATCTGAGCATTCTTATAAACAAGCGCCATACCAAGAAATAACAGAAGAAGAGTACAATAAAGCGGTGAAATCAATGCCAGAGAATATTCCTTGGCAATCACTTCCACTTTATGAATTAGAAGATACAACAACTGGCTCACAGGAACTGGCATGTACTGCTGGAGCATGTGATGTTGTGGATCTAATTTCTGCGTAATAGGTTGGCTGCGGAGCGGGGTAGTGTTTGAGGCTGCCCCGCTTTGCTATAATTAGAGTAGAGGAAAAATATGACAACATCTAATCTTTACGCTAATGCTGTATTTGCAGAGCACCCTATATCCTTATACCCTCTAGATGACGATGTTAGTTATATCTCTCTTATCTCAGATCAACAGAGAACCTTTGAGGCAGATACTCCATATGCTGGTTGGACAGTTACAAATTGCACAGCAGATGACTCCCTAATTCTTCCAGAAACATACTCTCCATTTAGTGAATTTACTTATGGCGGGGTAATTGGAGATGTACCAACACTTAGTGGGCAAAATATAGAAATAGAAAGTCCAAATATCTTTAAGTTTGAAGACCTAAACCAAGACCTTGCAACATTTTCAATAAATATGTATTTATATCAAGATTCTATTTATGTAAATTGGTATGAAGTTGGCTATGTATATTATGATCAGGATCTTGAACAAGATGTCGAAAGAGTAAGCAGGGTTTATGTAGGATCAAAAAAACAATGGATTAATTTTAATTTTTCATACTTACCAGTTGCGTATGACGATAGCTATATGAGAATAATTATTCGAGCTAACGTAAATGCTGATCCTGCAGCCGATCCAGGAGACTATAACTTTATTGTAAACGGTATATCTGTTGGTCAATGGTCCGAAATTAGTTCTTCAAAATCTTTGGGGTCTGACAAGGTAACGGAAGCAGTAATTGGTCTAGATGCTGTTATTGCAAAAGAATACGGAATTCAAGAAAAGTCTGGATTTTATATTATAGAAGATAATAAACTTTTAGCAAAAAATGAAGGGCTTCCATTAGTATATGGATCAGACAATTGCACAAAGATAATTCCTTCTAAAGATTTTGGACCTTCTCTCGTAATACCTGGGGATGGATTCTTATTCGATAGTGGTAAAAACAAAGAATACACGGTAGAGTTTTGGATGAGAATAAATCCAGAAACAATAGAATCTAGAAGAATCTTCGGTCCAGTAGACACTGACAATGGATTATACGTTAGAGATAACGTAATTGCGTTAGTTTTAGGTAAAAATATTGGGGTACATCCAATATCTGAATGGTACAGACCAATGCTTGTTCACATAGTCGTTAGACAAACAGATGCTAGCTTGATTTTAAACGGAGAGACCGTTTTTACTATAGACTTCGATAAAGACAATGCTGTATTTTCATCAGAGAACAATCTACTAGGATTCTATTCATATGAAGATATTATAAATTTTCAGATAGATTGTTTTTCTATATACCAGTATCCCATACCTGCAAACGTAGCAAAAAGAAGATTTGTTTATGGAGAAGGTACCAACTCCCCACAATCAGTAGCAGATTCCTTTAAAGGTGTAGATGCATACATTAACTTTTCTGGAGCAAACTACACTGCAAACAAAACTTATCCAGACACGCAAAGGTGGTCTGCTGGATACTCAACAAACTTAACGCCGACAACAACTTCCATATCTTCTCCAAGTTATCAGCTTCCAGAGGTATATATTGATGGAAGAGATATCAACGAATTTTATGATGACAACAAAGTTGTTAATGATTTAGAATTAGACACCTTTTTTACATTTAAGCCAAACTTTGTAGAAGGAGAAGAGTTCTATGTACCCGATGGAGAAAACTGGACTGGAGCATCCTATTTGTTTTTTAATTCTCTTTCATTTATAGATAAGCTATCATCAATCTATGCTGTATTTTCTAGAAAAGAAATAAACTCCAGCTCTCCACTTATTGTATTTAAAAATTCTTCAAGCTTTGACACGTTGACGATATCTATACAAGATGACAGTATTGTATATTCATTTAATGATAGCACTCTTTACACTCAAACAATACTGGACTATTCCTTAATTGATGAATACTCGTTTGCTGTTGGATTAAACTTAAAATCTTTTTCAGAAACTTTTGGATTTAATCTAAAAAAGTTTTTTCAGTCTCCAAACTTAATACAAATGTATATTGCTGGAAACGGAGTAAGCACATTTGAAGGAAAGTTAAGGTCTGTATCTTTTGCAAACAAAACAGATCAAGTAGAAATATCTAATTTGTTTTTGTCAAATGGTGTTGTAGATCACTCAGAGTATCAAAAACTACTTGAAAACTATTGTTCATATAAACTAATTCCAATTGTAAGATTCAATAGGTTTTTTTTGGATATATCAATTCATGCAACATGGCAAGAATACTTTCCCTTAACAAGTTTTGCTAGTTACGTTTCAGACACAAATGGAAATAAAATATACGACCTTGACTATATTCAGATAAACCTTGGATATCCTTCTGTAACAGAAGTTATATCTCAGGTAATTGAAAATCTTGGATGGAAGTATTCAGATCTATTTGTTGAGTATGATAGTCCAGTAAAAAAGAGTTATAGTGATTTGGCAAATAGCCTGGTAACCTTGTATGATGACTATGAAGATTTGAAAAATAACAATAGAATAGTTGAGTACTTCTTAAATACTGAAAACTCAAGCTTAAAGGCGTATGTGACATTCCAACTACTGTCTGAAGGTTCAAACCATCAGTTGCAGGATTTTCCAAATACGGCATTTGCATCGGAAGTTATTGATGCAGAGCTACTTGAAACAGCGGGAGACCCATATAAACCATATCTAACAAAGTTTGAGTTTGCAGACAAGGTTGTTGTATATCCACCAAAATCAATAAATTTTAAAGATGTAGCAATTTCTATACACCTTGACATTAAGCAAGATGGAATACTAACAAACCCCATAAAGATAAAAGATCTTGAGTTGTCATCTAGAGCATTAAACCAAGATGATTTCAATCCAATAGGTACAGAGTCTGGAGTAAAACTTTATCCATATGTTAAAAGTGGAATTTATTACAACAACAAAGAAAAGAATCCCTTGTTAATTTCTAAAAAAAGGTATCCATATTTGTATCTAACACAAACCTCTGGAATAAGATTGCTTGGAGAACAAAGTTTGCAAAAAGAGTTTGGGATTGCTATGCCTGTAAACCAAGAGGTAGGTCAGTCCTTATCAATTGGAGCAGTACAGATGTGGATGAAATATGATTTGGCATCGTTTCCAACAGTCTCTTATCCAATATTTGACATCGACAGCTCTGATAGAAAGATAGAGTTTGTTATTGAAAGAGACCTATCTTCTGGAAGAAGCATAATTATTCCTAGAGATAAATATACAAAAGTAATTCAGACAGACATTGAGTTTTATCAAAACGGTAAGTATGTAAAAAATCCTATAATTGAAATAAATGAGTGGAACTCTATAGGAATATTATTTAGAAATCCACTAATATACGACAATTATTTTGGATACATAAATCTATTTAGAGGATTAACCTTTAATAATGTATCCTATTATGATTATAAGGGTCTAAATCAAACAACATCGATAGATGCAAGAACATGGGGAGAGGTAAACTATGAAGGTTATCCATCAACATCTGGAGATCCTTACAATTGGCAGTACTGGTATCAAGAGGAAGGGTCTGATGAAGTTAAAACCTGGAGCAATGCCTACATCATTGATTTATTGCAAGATGTTGCACTTACCCCAGAAGATATATACAAATCATTTACAGGAACAAACACCTTTGTCATTGATGACGGACAATCTGTTCAAATTAGTACAGACGCATTAGTGACACTTACAGATGCTTCTTGGTCAAGGTTTACCCTTAAACCTGCATAATCTGCTATAATTCAACCATGAGTAATACTAGAAAGCCAAAAGTTGGCAAATCAAAAGCCACAATTATAGATAAAGGGTATGACTGGGGTCTATATTTCTGGAAACTTCCAGATGGACATCTTTTTAATGATGGTCAGGGAAATCTTTTAAACATTCCGTCAAGAAAGCATGACTTATCAAAGATTGCAGAACTTAGAAAAGCAGCATCCCACTATGGACAGCCAGATGGAAGTCCATGGTTTTACGCTGGAATAAGTAGAATCAGTGATGAAGGACATTCTGAGCAGGTAGACAGAATGAAGAATGGATTAATTCCAAACCTAAATGATATGGGAGCAGTATATGATGCTCAACAAACACTTAAGAAACACGGAGCGCAGGATTAATGGAAGATCAAAGAATTGTTGTAAAGTACTCTGACGATATTGAAATTGAGAATGAGTTCATTTCTAAAGACCCATTTAGTAAATCGTGGGAAGAAATTAAAGATTTTGATGGTTTAAATACTAACTTTAAAAGAAGAACTACCAGAACAGAGAATAAGTTAGAAAAGTCTATAAATATTCCTATAGATAGAGAAGGTAGAGCCACTGGATCATATGCTGTTTCTGCAGGAACGAGAGCTACTGGTATTGATGGGGTTAAGTCAAAGCAGATGAATCCAGGAGAGGTATTCAGAAATGGATATGGTCTTTTTGATGTTATAACACCACCCTATAATTTATATGAACTTGCTAACTTTTATGACACAAACTTTGCCAACCATGCAGCAATTGATGCAAAGGTGTCAAACACCGTTGGTCTTGGATATAAGTTTGATGTAGCAAAAGACGTTATTCTTAGAATTGAATCAATGGAAAACGAAACAGCTATGCAAAAGGCTCGCCGCCGTTTAGATAGATTAAAAAGCGAGGCAATGGAATGGATTGAAAGTCTAAACGATGATGACAGTTTTACTACAACTATGGAGAAGGTTCTGCTTGATCTTGAGTCAACAGGAAATGGTTATCTAGAAGTTGGTAGAACAGTTGCTGGAGATATTGGATACCTTGGACATATTCCAGCTACAACAATGAGGGTTCGTAGAATTCGTGATGGATTTACTCAAATTATTGCAGGAAAAATAGTGTACTTCCGCAACTTTGGAGCAACTAATCCTAATCCAATTACAGAAGATCCTCGTCCAAACGAGGTAGTTCACTTTAAAGCTTACTCACCACTAAACACATTTTATGGTGTACCAGACATTCTTTCTGCTTACCTATCTCTTAAAGGAGATCAGTTGGCATCACAATTTAATATTGATTACTTTGAGAACAAAGCTGTTCCAAGATATATCGTTGTCGTTAAAGGAGCGAGACTTGACTCTGAATCAGAAGACAGGTTATTTAGATTCCTTCAGACTGGATTGAAAGGGCAAAATCATAGAACTCTTTATGTTCCACTACCTGCAGACTCACAAGGAAATGCTATTGACTTTAAGATGATTCCTGTAGAAGCAAATGTTCAGGAAGCATCCTTCAACGAATATCGTCAAAAGAATCGTGACGATATCCTTATGGCTCATCAAGTTCCACTTTCAAAGCTTGGTGGAGTTGACACTGGAGGTCTTGCTGCTGCAATGGCGCAAGATAGAACATTCAAGGAACAAGTGACTCGTCCAGCACAAAGGTATATTGAAAAAATGGTAAACAAGATTGTAAAGACAAAGACAGATCTCATTGACCTTAAGTTTAATGAACTAACCTTGACAGATGAAGTAGCTCAATCGCAAATGCTTGAAAGATACATTAAGACTCAGGTAATGACTCCAAATGAAGCAAGAGAGCAAATTGGGCTACCGCAAAGACCAGGTGGGGATGAAGTGTTTGAGATGGCTCCAAGACAAGCAACCGATGCTCGTGCAAACTTGTCAGGCAACAGACAAAGAGATGCAGAAAGAATGAATAATGCATCAGATAGTGTCGCTACAACTACTGGAAGAAACCCTCAAGGTAGCGGAAGATCAACACAGTAACAATTTGATAAAAATGATGTATAATAGGAACTAATATGGAAATTTCTAAGGTACACTGGGAATCTGAAGGAAGCAATTTACGTCTTTCAATGCCTATTGCAAAAATTGATATAGAAAGAAGAATTGTGTCTGGATTTGCTACTCTTGATAATATTGATAGACAAGGGGACATTGTTCCATCAGAGGCTAGCGTAAAAGCTTTTGAGCAATTCCGTGGAAATATCAGAGAGATGCACGATGACAAGAAAGCTGTAGGAAAACTAGTCTCCTTTAAAGAAGATTCATTCTATGATCAAGAAACTGGAAAATTTTATAAAGGTGTTTTTGTTTCTACATATGTAAGTAAGGGTGCTCAAGATACATGGGAAAAAGTTCTTGACGGCACACTAACAGGTTTTTCAATAGGTGGCAGTGTAAAAGATTACGAAGATACTTTTGATGAAGGTACTAATAAATCTATTAGGATCATTAAAGATTATGATCTCTTTGAATTGTCTTTAGTGGACAATCCTG